CCACCGTTGCCATCAACAATACCCGTAACAGTCAGACCAGCACCCACAGTAGCGGTGGTGGACTTCAAGAAGGTATTGGTAGAAATACCCGTAACATTGATAGCAGCAAAACTAGCACCAGCACCGCCGCCAAGAACATAAGTCTTGATACGAGACATTGCTGTCTTACGGTTCGTTCCACCACCACCATCATCAACGATGAGGAGATCGCCGTCTACTAAGTCAGCACCAATATCAGTACCACCGTCGATGTCCAACACCGAGAGAGGAGTAGTAATATCAACTTCTGTAGACCAGGACATATTGCCTGATCCGTCTACCTTCATGTATCCGCCTGCTACAGCAGCCGCGGGAAGGATATAATCCTGACTAGAAGTTAGTGCTGCTGGTGACTTGAGGGCAACATAATGGTCTCCATTGTTTACACCTTCTACAAGGCGAACAGCAGATCCAGATGTTGATGTTTCTCTTTCCCAGTAACGAGCAGATCCAACAATCTTATTATTGTTTGATGTAGAATCAATACCTACAAATAGGTCAAACTCGTCTACAACCCATCCTGGTTCACCTGCTTGAAGACCTGGAAGTGCTGAGAAGTTACCGCGCTTGAACTGTAAGACAGGAGCAGTCATTGATTACTATTCGATAATTTTTTGCCGATAGTCACTAGAAATAATAATTGATATCACCACAAATAATAATTTACATTCCGTAAACTATGATAATAATAACGTATTTTGTATATAAATATTTATACCTAGAAGGACCCAGCATCAAGGTCAATCTTATCATCTAAAGCATCATCCAGATATTGAAGTGCTTCAGCAGATATTCCTGCACTAGGAGGTGCTCCTCCAGGAACGGTTGATGCTCCTGTTGCAGCATCAATTACTTCGTCAGGATTTACAAACTTGAACGCTGATGTTGATGCATCATAAACCAAAACAAACCTGTTTTGATCTGCATCTGTAAGATTGGATGTATCCACATCCGTAAGTTGTGTCATTCGATCCACGTCGCTTCCTCCTGCTGCTTGTAAATTTACGGTAAAACTTTCAGATGGTCCTGAAGAGACGAGGCGTACTGAAAATTGATTATTCTCTAATTGTACCTTCATGCGATCGTCCCATTGACTTGTGACTGACCATGAATAACTTTTGTTACTGAGGAAGTAACATCATTCGTGACCAAAACGTCATAGTTATAACGACCACCAGTAATGATACCGGTTTGAGAGTTTGTTAGACTAATAGTAATTTTACCAGCAGTTGGTACATTACCAAAAGTTACACCAAAACCAATAAATCCAGCATCAACACCCGCATGCTTACTCATCTTTGCGGTGATGCTGTGATTCGTTAGATTTAGAGGTAATCCAGTGGCTGCTGTTACTGAATAGGTAGCAGAAAAATCAGTACCTTGTTCAATTTGAATATTTACAACTGGTACTGCCATATCTGCTTAGAATGTCTCTGTATTATTTATTCAAATGCTTGTGAATTAGATCTTTGAGTTCTTTGATCTCGTCTTCTAACTCACTAATACGCCCGTTTTGTAACCGACGAGCATCCCTGTCAGCAATATATTTTTTATATCCAGTGGTGTCAGTTGACACCACAGCACTCGTCGTGAGATCCTTCTCCAGGTTCGGATAGTTCTCCACTTTCGCTCTCTTGTTCATAAAGCAACTCCCATAGAAATCCCCAACTCATTCTTCTAACGGTCTCTTTTTGTTGATCCTTTTGATGATTTTAGCATAAGCAATCTCCGCTGGCGTATAAGTGCCAGGGTGCTTCTTAGCAATTTCTAGGATTTTTTTAGCGATCTTTCGATCTCCTTTGTTTCTTTTTATCATGCTACTGCAATAGTACGGAAGTCAAGTAGTTCTGGTGCCTCAGACTGACTGCTAGAGTTGAACACAATCTTCACTTGGAAGGAAGTGAATTGTGGTAGGTCGTCAGCAGTATACTCATATTCGTTGAACGAATTTTTGAGACTTGGAGAAATGTTTTTGTCAGGCAAACCACTGTTGTTGCTATCATTGATAACATCGCCAGATGCATCTAAGTTATTGAATCCAGGCATGGGTTCAAAAATTTGATCAAACTCAGAAGTATCTTCTCGCTTGAGGCGATAGAAAACACGCATCTCACAATTAGAAGGACGATTGGCAGCAAAGAGAACTTTCAGTGATGTAGAAGGATTTTCAAGTCCAATTTCTTTAGTCTGATAGACCATGGTATGTGGATCGTCAAGTACGTTGGAACGACTATCTGTCAAGAAGTTTGTAATCGGTTTGTTGATTCGATTAGACTCAGTAAGAATAGAACTTTTGAATACATCAACTACAGGTGATACGTTTTCATTATCTGTGGTAAGATTTGCCTCAAAGGTGAATGATTTAGCACCAGGAAGGGCAAGGATAGAAGACTTTGCTTGCTCATTCTTACGTGAAGCAATGATACGAGTAGATGACAACTTAGTACGACCAAGAAGGGAGATATCTTCAAACCCTTGGTCTGTGAAAGAAGTCTCATTACCATCAACACTGGTTCCACTAGTAGTACGAATTTTGCCAGTTACTTTAGTTCCAATTGGTGTACTGTGAGAGATATTAGGATTGATAGTATCGTACACGATGTTACTAGAACCACGTGCACCGTCACCACCACCCACTTTATCCTTTGCAAATAGAACACTACCACTAATTTTTAGGAAGTAACTATCAAGAGCAATCTTACCTTCAATGTTATTAGTAACATCAATCAGGTCATGATCAGTATTGATCTTACGAAGAGACATTCCAGAGAATTCATATTTTTGAATTGGAGTGTCGATGGCATGATCGATAGCAATGGTGTTATCAATAGAACGAGTAATAGTTCCGGAAAGTTGGTTTGTGCCAACACTGGTGTAGGAAATAATCTCGGCACCAATTTTTGTGTATCCAGGGTTGCTTGCAGATACCTGTGCACCTTCAAAGAAGTTGAATCCTGTGCTACTTGCAACACTGACAACAGAAGTCAAACTTGCAGCATAACCAACAGTCAATCGGGTTGGGATGCTATCGCCACCAACATCAGACAAGGAGACAACAGAGTTTGAAGAATGGTTACCATGACTCGGATGGGTGACTTTCAAGTGACGACCATCATATTGGTCAGAGTTGACAGTAACAACCTTGGGAATAATATTAGTTTGAACAGATGCAATACCTGCTTGAGGACCAGCAGATGGGATGTAAGAAATTGAGTCAGTGGTATTGAAGTCAGGACCAGAGACATTAGTTACTACAAGTGCACTAGTATTAGTAGTAACACCGACCGTCAGGACAAGATTTTTACCAAGACCCTTGGTTCCAAGGTTGGCAGTCAGGGTATCACCAACAGCATAACCCTCACCAGTGTTATCTAATTTGACAGTTGCACTAGTAATGTTACCACTAGAGACAGTCACCACACCAACTGCATTCTGACCACGACCAGTAGAAGTGATAAAGTTCACCGTGCTATAAGTACCATCTTCGTAGTCGGTACCAGATTTAGTGATAGACAGAGTGTTTGCTGCTTGACTGAGGTGAGACAAACGAGAAGCAATTGTGCCTCGGGCATTAGTATTGTTTTCTTGGGAAACAACCACACCCTCAATAATATGAGGACTGTCAGTACCTGACGCGAGACCAATGTATACGCGCTTAGAGAATGTTTCAATAGGATTCTCAGGCAACTTATTACGTTGGTTGAACAAGTTCAACTGTGGGTTGTACAACCGAATTGATCCAGGTTGTGTAGTGAACTTTGCTTTATATGACTTATACTTCAAGTCTTCCAACTGCGATGCAGTCCAAGTAAAGTTGCTTTGTGCTTTGAACAAAGAACCTTGAGCAGGTTGCTTAGCAACAATAACTTGTTGGAACTGATTCAAGTCAGCAGTGGTAATGTCTGCTTCACCAACTTGAGAAATCCAGGCATCATATTCGCCAGATGCAGAACCCAAATAGAATGCATAGTTGCCTTTGGGAAGATATACTGGAGAACGGAATTTGAAGTTTGTTGGTACAGTTCCATCATTAGAAATTGAAACCTGATCTGGGTTCAATTCAACTTCACTATTTTTCATCATCTTGGCAGATGGATAACCATTTTCCAGAGGAACAATACGAACTTTGACTGGAACTTCTTCTGCTTTACTCTGGAAGAACATGTCCACAGAGGTCAAGAAGATACCAGGGTTATCCATAACCTCAAACGACTGTGCTAGAGGATCGTCACTGTTATCTTGTGGTGGTGGAGGAGTAATATTGGTGACGTTATTTACAACGTTTGTGATGTTGATAATAACCGGTTCGGGTAGAGCAGGTTCTGTGCGGATAACAGTAGTCTCTGTAATTTCAAATCCTTCAGAGAAGAAGTTTTGCGTAGAGTTACTGAAGTTCTTACCAGGAATCTGATCTTCGGGTTTGATCTCAATCAACTGAGCAGTGTTCTCTCCATCTTGGAAAGTAGTTGCTGGAATGTAGAAACAACCTTGAACACAACCAGTGGAGTCAGACACCAGGCGAACATCATTTACTGTTGCTTGTGCACCACTAGTCTCACCGACCAGAAGCATACCAGGTGTCAAGACTCCAAAGAAGTTAGAATCAGACTTTTGGTTCAGGGAAGAACAATCAACGTTTAGAACAGTTGTGGTTTCTGAATAAGAAGAAGATAGACCAACAGTAGAGGAATATGGGTTATCTCCGTAAGTAATTTGGGGGGCAGCGAAAGGACCTGCTTTGTGATTAGGTGCTGCTAATCGGAAACGAATATCAGCAGAAGTGGTAGCATTCTGCATCGTAAACATATAACCGATTACAGTCTCACCAGTCTGGAAAGATCCACTCTGAGGAGTAACCTCAACCAGTTTAGGGACAGTATAGAAGTTATCATCAATCATATCGGTACCAGACCAATATGAATAGTGACGGGTATGTGGTTTCAGGACAGTTGAATTGAATTCAATGTTCTGCTCACGCATGAATGGAACTGGTTCAGTTTGAGAGATGAAATCATTTGCGAATCCTTCACCCTCAGTAATAGTTTGTTGAACACGATCAACATAAACATCAGAATCAGGAACTAATTGAAGGACACCGTTCCAATCACGATACATGTATGGGTTGACACTTTCTAAACGAGTAGCGTAAGGTTGATTACGATCTTCAACTTCGTCATATTGGAGAGTCACTACATCTCCAGTCTTTTTGATGTTAGGAGAACCTAAATCATCAACAAAGCGAGGATCCACGGCAGGATTAGGGGCACCATTCAAACCAACAACACTATTAGATCCAATCAAGAGATCAACAGAGTCACGTGTTTTCTTAGGTGTTAGTTTGCCACCATCAATTTCATATTTGATTTCTGTCTGCGTCTTATCTGCAACATCAAATGATCTGAATGGATCAACAACAAAACCATTCTTGAAACGATCAAGTCCCGTATCAGGATCTTTGATAGACAAACTTTCTGTCCTAGACTCAAGCAAAGACAGTGATGTAATTTCTTCTAGATCGTCAATACGATTTTCTAGTTTGCCGATATCCTTCATGGTATATCGACGGTTTGCCTTGAATCTGATAATAGTTTCTAGGCGAGCATCATAAATGTATGGTTGATACTCAATAGTTGCAAGTTCAAAAGCATTACCAACAGTGTCTGGAAGAACCGGATTATCAGAAGGAATACCTTCTACAATACTAAAAGAGTTATCTGGATTTAGATATAAACGATCTTTTCTTCCCTGATAGTAACTGAAGTTGAAAAGAATATTCTCGTTAGACTCAAGAACATTAGGAACAGACTGTCCACCAGAAGCAAAACTACGAGAATCAAACTCAAAGGGAGAACGACTACCAGAGTAAGGTGCTACCCTAGGACGTAAATCAATGATGTCACTGTTACGAACGTTTGCATAAGAAGGAATTCTGTCATACTCCGCCTTCTCATAACTAGATGCAGTAACAATATCACCAGCATCCTGTGCATTGACCTCATAGTGGTCAAAGAAAATCTTCAAACGACCTTGAGGTTCACCAGCATTTTGCTTACGAACCAAACGTCCGAAGTCAAAATACTCATCTCTTTGACCGTTGTCCAGAACAAAGTTCTTACGGATGTTAGGATCGCCAGGAGTGATGACAGAAACATTTGCCTTGACACCACTAGTTTCAAACAGAATCTCTTCAGTTTCAATAAAGTTGCGCGAGTTCTTAGTAAAAATTTCAATAGAAGTGCTACCACTACGCGCTAAAATACAAGCAGCACAACCAGAAGACTGTCCAATACCAACTTCACCAACAATCAAGTCAGTATTGTTGTTATTAGGACCAGTAAATGATGATAAAGTTATAGATGGTATAGTTGGATCTCCAGACCCAGAAGACTCAAATACGGCATGAACCTGAACAATGTCAGGGTAGTCAAGTGAAACTTCTCTATCTTGAACTCGTTTTCCGTAAATTGAATTAGAGGTAAGACCATCAGAAAGACCTGCACTACTAGAGTTGCTAGATCCATCTACCACAAGAGCAGTAGATTTTGTCAGCGTCTTCAGTTTAGAAGATACGTTTGTTTTCTGTTTTGTAACATGAACAATAACATTTGAAGACTGACTAGCAGTCAATCCAGAAATAGTACCAGACTTACTGCCACCAGTGAATACAATTTGGTCTTCCGACAGTGTTTCAATAGCACCGTTACTGTAAGCAATAGTATAACGCTCTTCATCAAACGCAGAATATACAAAATCCGTACCAACCAGAGACGGTAAAGTCAACTGACCACTACTATCAGTTGATTGCCCTGTTAGTTCTTGACGAGTAGAAATAACTGCGTTTGTTAGATCAACGCTCTCAACATTGCTGTTGGGCATTTCTGCAAATAGGAAACCTGTGTCAGAACCAACTAATTTGGGAGAGACGACTTTTAGACCAGTGATTGCAATGGTGCCACTAGGCAAAGCATGATGTGCAACACCAGAAACTGCTGCATCAGCACTTGCTACTAGAGTCGCACTCTGATTAGTTCCTGCAATGGCTGAGACCTGGTTATAAACAGTATCGCTTTGTCCAGAGGCATTATATGAAACAATGTCACCAATCTTCAAACGCTTTGCCCATCCAGTAGAACCGGAAGTCAACGCTCCAGCGGAGGTTAGGAAGAATTCTTGTGAACCGAAGTTGAACTGGTCCTCAAGAACAGTGTCGGCAGCAAATGTACGACTACCACCTGTAGAACGGACAGACTTCACATCTGCCATACCATACTCACGCACATTGGTGATGATACGACCTTGGTCTTCTCCATTCACCCGAATGGGTTCATCGATCAAGAACTTACCAGCAGTTTCGCAAAGAATAAGTTCTGCACTACTGGTGTTGCTACGAAGCATACCACGGGCACCAGAACGAGTACCCTCAACTAGAGCAGGTGCATTCAAAGTGATTGCTTGGTTGACAGTCAGTTTAGTATCTGTGACAATATCAAACAAGAAGAGTTCAAAAACTGAACTATTGCCGGTGTAGGATGTGTTTTGAAGTTTATAATCATAGACGCGAGCACGACCGATGCTGTCACCGGATGCAGTTGCTTTATTACTATCAAGACGCTCACTACGGAGGTCAACAAAATCAGAGTTAGCCGCAGCAATAGCAATCTGGGCTGCACTCAATGTATTGTTGACACGGAGGCGATTACCTGCCTCAAATGGGATCGCACGATTTTTTACATCGTTTGTGGTACGAGGTTTCTTGACATCAATAAATCGAGTACCAATAACCCGTGTTTCAAAACCTTGTACGTATGCTTTACCAGGACCAACCCGGATACACATCAAATCTTTAGATGGTTTGTTACCATCTTCAGTCAGTCTTGATGCACTGAATTGCCCAAAGTTAGAGTACCGATCATTTAGACACTCTTTTGCTTCTAAATCAAACTTATTGACAAAGTAATTGCCACTTTCATCGAACGTACGACGAGCAAATTCTTTAGCAATTTCACTATAAACAGTACGATCAACTAACTGCTTGACTTCACCATTATCTGTACGAAGCAGTTCAATAAAGTTTTCATCATTGAAATCATCTAAACTCTTACGGGTCAGAGCAAGACTAATCTTCAGTCGATCTGCACCCGGAGCAGTAAAGTTAGAGAAACCTGCTGCGTTATCATACAGCGTAGGATCCTCTACAGCAGTGATGATCTCCTCAACTACTTGGAATCCTACACGGAAGGAAGGAGCGTTGCTGTACTGGTCTAGCAGGAGGGTCTGAGTGGGTACTTCAACAAAGGCACCACGTGCAAAGTAAACACCACGAATCAGAGTAAAGGCAGAACCTGCACCACTTGCATTAGAATTGAGAGTAGTGGCAAAGTCAGAACCCTCAGTAATAGTTGTTACTCCATAAGTGAAATCTTTCAGAGTAACTAAGTTTTCTCCGTCTAGGAAGGTAGATGTTGAAAGATCCTCAGAACTAGTCTCATACTTGAGATAAATTGTAGTACAATTATCAGTAGAATCTTCTGATGACAGAACAAGAACCACCTGAGCAATGACGCCCGAAGTCTTTCCTTTGATACGAAGACCAATCAGTTTGTCGTAGTAGAGTTCTACAGGAACACCAAAGAATGTAGACTCTACTTTGACATACGTATAGTCAAAGTCATAGTTGAACTTACCAGGAATTACAACAGATCCCTCTTTGAAGATATGTTTACCAAACTTCTCAATCTGTCCCTGTAGGATAGATTGTAACGTTGTTAGTTCTCTTGCTTGAACCGGAGATCCTGGTTTGAACAGAACTTTGTTGAAATTCTTTTCAGAATCAAAGTCGTCAAAATATGGACTGACATTTAGGTTGGTGTTCTGTGGCATCGTATCAGAATTCTAAGATAATTTTGATATCTTCTCTTTGATTTGTCGCTCTAGTAACTTCTGGGCGATTATCTACGTAGATAATATCACCAGAATACTTTTGGATTTCAGGAGAAGCAATACCAGAATTGAAAGTTTGTCCGAAATAATAAGTGCGGTTGTTTACAGATGTAGATACACCAGTAAATCCACTATCAATAGTAAGAGTCTCTGTACCAGTGGTTGTTTGGACCACGACGTTCAAAGATCCTCCTGTACCAGGAGTTTTCGTAAACCTATTTAGACGGTATTGATGCATGGATGCTGTATCTCCATTGGCAACACTACGATCTTGCCAATACTGGAGAACTTGGGTTATAGTATCGTACCCGATAATTTTACCAAGAGCAGTAGAACCAATACCTACTGTCTGCGACAACTGCCCATCAGTCTGCACTGACATGGTAGTAGAGGCAGCACCAGTCAAACGAATACCATACAGACCAGATGCAGTAGGAGCATCCAACAGGTTAGTGCTACCACTAACAAGAGGATTCTTGATAACTCCAATACGAGCAAACTGGTTACCTGTAGGGAAGTCAGGATTGGTAACGTCTGAGTTTTCAATACGTGAGTAAACTAGAACTTTATTGGAACCTAGTTCCCGGTATATATCAGAACCATGCCCACCTGGAGGAGGAATAATTACTGAGAAGGACGCACCAGAACCATTGACGACGGAATCAAGGTCAAGGGTTGCAAATGTATATCCAGTGCCACCGTTGGTGACCTGTACTGTTGTCGGTTTGCCATTGACAAAGGTAACAGACGCTACCCCATCTTGACCGTCCCCACGAATGGGAACTCCATTCTTTGTACCAGAGAACTGATATGACGCACTAGAAACGTTGTCAATAACAATAACTTCAATCTTTCCGTCAACAGCAGCATTGCGAACGTCTGCTACATCAGTATTTTTTGCCCAATCACGGGGGACTGGAATGTAGTCGGCACTATCAAACTTGATAATGTCGCCGGGTTTGATAGTATAAAGATACTTCCAAATATATCCATCACTTTCCAAACGAGGTTGGAGATCCGTATGCACTGGTTCTTGGAGAGAAATAATCCCCTTACCACTATTTGATGGTGCAGCACCATTATAGACACATTCATAAACTCGGAAGTCTGAGTTTATGATGTAATAATTAGAATTGTAAAGGTTAGTCGAACTAGTGTTTGGACTTAGGTTATCAATACTATAGTCATGACGATACATTTCATAGATAGAACCACTAGTCCAATTATTCTTACGAATAACCCGAAGGACATCGGTTGAATTGATTTTCTTTGCAGAAATCAATGTGTCATAGATTTTATCGTGCTCATCGAAATTATCGATGGGTGCCGGGGTGTTGGTGTTCCAATCAGAAGATACATCAGTGGCGTTCGGTAAGCCAATAAAAACATAATAACTGTTATCAGTGGTCGAAATACCACTAACAAAGTTAGATGCGTTCAACACCCTAATTTGATCAGTTATAATGGCTGGCATTACGCTATTGAACTTTATCTTTTATTTATGGGAGATCCAAGAGTAATTTGCTAGTTCTCACAACTTCAGGTGCAGTGGACAGACCAACTAGACCTTCTGTAGAGTTGACAGCAAACGAAGTACCTATAGTTCCACAGGTAACTTTTGCCCAACTAAATGTGCCATAGTTGTTACCTACATCACTACTCAAACCTACAAACCCTGATGCTAAACCATGGTTTGTTTGGAGATTGACATGAACTCTAACAACTTGGGAAGCAAGATCTTCGATGTGTGATGCTTCATATACACCATCTAGGAACTCTGTAGCAATACCAACTGTTGCAGTTCTGTCTTGAGAAAGTGCAGTTACACCATTACCAACATTAGATCGGGAGATAACAAAGTAATCACCGGTACTAATACCGGTCTTGGATATACCACCATATTTAGCGACTCTTGCTTGAGCATTGAGTGGGATATGGAAGTGTAATTGCATTGCTTGGGCACTTACACCCACACCACATATAGTTCCCTGGTCACCTGCAATGTTAGCAGTTTCGATACTAACAACAGGTTGTACGTAAGTGGTAAGACCAAATCCAGTGGTGGGTCTGGCAGTGTCTACAATCTTGATGGGGAAATCTGATGTTGGATTGAATGTATTACCCTCACTAAATCTAAATCCAAGAGCACCACCTTGCAAATAAACACTAGTGTTACTGCTAGCAATATTTTTGATTATTCGGGAAGATGGGAAAACATTTCCAGAAAGTTCAATACGAGACTTACTAACTTTTACACCGTCTACAAAAATATCATCTCTCTGCTTAGTCCATCGTAGAGGACGAAGTGGATCTTTCACATCAGTAATATTAGGACCCTTATAGTTTGTAGTAAGAAGGGTATCGCGACTCAAAATATCACGAACAATTCGTCCATCTTGATCAATAATCTTTACACCGTCACCTTTTTTGATAGACTGGAGGGCAGTAGCACTATCAATATCAGAATCTGTTCCTCTATAAAATAGAATTTGGCAACTGGAACCTTCTACAGGAGGTTCAGTAAATTCAATTCTAGTTCCTCCAGAGAAATTGTATGCAACACCTGGTTTTTGGAGGACATCATTGATAAAAATCAACAGAACATCATCAAGACTAATTAGACTACCTTGAAGTTTTTCAATACTAAGAACAACATTCTCATTCTTTAGTTGGAACACACTCTTACGACTGTCAAATTCATTGCTGATATCATCAAGAATTTGCAACTTACCAAACACCCAACCAGCAAACTCATCATCTGCTGTGTCTTCTACTGTAAAGATAGCGTTTTGGAAATTTGCTCCAATGGTACTAATAGTCGGAATACCAACTACATTGAGGGTCTCCCCAACGGTATACCCATATCCAGGATTAGTGATTGTGAACTCACCCAGACTTTTTCCAACACCAATCTCAACAGAAATGCTAGCACCCACACCAGTGTTAGCACTTTCTAGTTTTACATCATCATATAAACCAGGTTGATAACCAAAACCTTGACTATTGCCAATAGAAACAACAATACCTCTTCTAGGTAGTTTGTTGGCATTTACATCATCGGTGCTAATGACCTCTACACCACCAGGGGTTTGAGATCCAGTGAATCGAACTGAGGTAATACCTGTTGCAGAACCACCAATAAAACTATAATCAGTAGAAGGTTTTTGGAAAATATTATTGATTAGAATTGCACCAAAGTCGCTAGTAATGCCTGTAGTATTACTGCCATCAGAAGTCAAGGTAAATGTCTTGCCAATACCACTAAAATTTTGTGCGATGTCGTCAACGACAATATTGCCGTCATAGTCACTGCGAGTAAATGCTCTACCTTGGAAAGAACTACCAACAATATCGTCAGCAAAGATTAGGGTATGAGTTCCAATACCAGCAGAGGTAAGTGCAATTGGTTGACCAGTTACTGCGTCATCTTTAGTCTCTGCAAATCTAAACGTGTTAGGAGCAGATTGAATAATAAAATACTCCTGGTTACTAACCAATGGAGATGGTGGGTTCAACGAACTAAGTTTGATAGTACTTCCCGTTTCAAGACTTTCTGTAAGTATACTAAAGTTGTGGTTTGTTCCTAGACCAACGATAATATCTGAATTGATACCAACTTGTCTACGATTACCACCAAAAGGAACATCTACAAAAGTAATTTTATCTCCAATAATGTTATAATCACCAAGCACCATCATGGCGGTGGATCCAGAAGCATGGGATTGTAACCTAGTTCCTAACCAATTCCTCTTTACAAGCATTGCATTTGGATTGCCACCAACAGCGGTGACTTCAACCTGCATGATCTCATCATTGATCTTGATCAGACTATACGGTTCAAAATCACTTGCATCAGATAATACAACCGTATTATTAGCAATAGAAACTAGTGTTGAAGTAGAAGTTTGGCGTGGATAAACTGGAGATTGAACAATGTTATCAAGTAAAATAATACATTTTGTATTCAATTTAGTTGTAGTGAAGGCATGAGTAGCACCCACACCAACAGTTGTAATACCAATAGGAGAATTCTGTAACGCTAATGCTTTTGTTGCTGCCAGACGAATCTTATTCTCATCAACCTTGATTGCAAACACACTCTTAGGTAAGGTAGTTGCAGCACCAACTCCATTCAGTCCATGCTGAATACCAATCGGAGAACTTGCCCCAGTAAATTCTATATCAGGATGAGAATCGTATATCAACTCCTCACCAGTCCGATAGAAATGGTTAGAGATAATAAAGGAGTCGTCTCCCAGAAGAATGCCGGTTGTGCTATCACCAACAAATTCTTTCTTGAACAGGGGATCTCCCTCATGTTTCAGATCGAACGTATGAAGAAAGGTCTCTTGCTCAGAGTTGAATTTTTTGTTGACGGACCCTAGTTGAAATCCCATTAGATTGTTATGGTTGTGTCGTTTGCGACGTTATCAGGTTTGTCAATTCGGATTTCAGAAACCCTGACAATGTAGTCTTTGTTTGCTAGTGGAGTAAACCGCAAACGCATATTGTTGCCACTGATGTTTATATCTATGGCACGAATATCACGCTTGATTTCAGTAGCATTAGACAGGTTATTATATACGTTATAATTTGAATATCCAGCAAATGCATTTGCGGATACGTTGAACACTGAATATACATTATCTGTGGTGTTATGCACTTCAATAAAATACTTCACTGAAGTATAGTTTGTATAATCCTTGTTAGAAACAATAACTGCTGAAGGACTACCAGTAGCAGCAATCGCTGTACGAGTAGCATTCAACTCAGCGTCACCTACACTAAGATTAGGAATTTCAGAAACATTCAGTCCAGCAGTAGTAGCAACACCAACAGATGTAGTCAAAGTTCTAATAGTAACTGCTTGGTTTGCTGCGGGGGTGTACTGGAGTTTGAGAACTCCACTATTTTGAACAAGATCAAAATCACCTAAGGTGCTGCCAGAATTCATGTTGCCATAATCTGAGAACAGAACTCCGCCAGTGCCATTTGCCAAGAAGTTATACTCCTCAAGATCAGTTTCACCACTGGCAGAATGGACAACTAAAATTGTTCCAGACTTGAACTCGGATGCATCAATATCTTGAATTGTATGAGTTGCTGGAGAACCAGTTGCTGAAAAAGCAGAACTAACACCAATTTTCTCAACGTTGGCATAGGAAGTGCTTCCTACACCAAGAGTTTTCAAAACTGATTCTTTATAGAATGTGATGTCGTAGGTGTATGTATTATTGTAAGGTTCAAATGAAACTTCAACAATAGATCCACTTTGATTTACAATAAATTCTCCTAAATCAAATGCATCTGACAGATCAGAATATTGGTTGATATATGCGTCAGTTCCATCTGTAAAGACAGCAAACTCACAATACTGAGTAGCATTGTATGAAATTCCTAGAGAAGAATCTAGGACAACTTGAGCATAATATTTGACACAAACAGGACTACTGGCAGAAGTGGTGTCAAACTGATCAATAGCAACTGCTTTGATGAGATTAGGATCATCATAGAACTGGGGACTAATATCATCAATCTCCAGAACACGATTAGATTTGCAGATCAGAGAAGAACCAAAACGTTTAGAGTTGAAAATAATCTTGTCACTAATCGTATTACTTGAGTTTGGTTCTTCATAAACAGTGTCAAAGTTGTGAACGTTAGACAACGAGTCTTCAGTATCAATCAGAACTACAGACTTAGAGATTGTTCCTATGCCAACACTTACAGTAGAGGTTTGTCCAATACCAGTAGACGGGATCAACATGTCCGAATGTTTTTTGAATCCCGCGATGTGTGCCAGTGCATCAACTGGTTCACTCCAAGATGAAATACCAATAGTGCTCTTCAGAGAATATGCGAATGATTGATAGTAATCACTGTCTTGAATGCGTTGATAGAAGTTAGACAATTCCCCAACAGAATTTTCCCAACCAAAACGTTTTTTGAAAACCACATCAACATCAAAGTTTCCAGTAAAGGTTTCTATCTTTTCAATAGTACCGCCTGCACCAGATAGTTCAGAAGTAATGCTGTCACCAACTTGGAATCCGCGAACATTATTGACACGAATGACATTTCTTGTTTTTCCTTGCCCAGAGACAATTCTAGAAGTTTTGGAATTACTCTTATTGATAATTTGCTCACCTTTGAAGAAGTTACCTTCTTCTAGAGTCACTTCAAATTTAGCAATGTCCTTATCATTACTAACTGTACCAAATGTCCCTAAATCATATATGCCTGGATCAACAGGAACCTCATAAGTAATTGTTGCTTTGTCGATAAGACCGACAGCCGGATTGACTGCCGTTAGAGTAAAGGTATCAAATCCAAACGTGGAGGAGTTGTATCCATGACCAGAAGTTACACCAACATTCTCAACAAACACTTTATCACCAACTGCAAACGGAATGTTAGTTGCAGTAAATCCTGTATTAGGAGTTTTTAGGGTTACAATAACATTAGGAGCACTATATGCGACAGTTACAATACCAACTCCATTGCTGTTGTTGATAGCGACCATCTTATTGTCACCACTACTCAGATTATTACCTCCACTAACGATGCGGACTCCAGATACACTAGAACCATGGAGTTCTGCTTTGATTTCAGTATTAGAACTAACTTCGTTCTTCTTCGTGTTATAGATGATTAGATCTGGACCTATCAGATAGTTCTTTCCGGTGCTAGTAATAGCGACGTTAGAAACTGTAAAGTTATCTTTTAGGAAAATAACCTGAGGCATTTCTGCCTCTGGACGTAAGGTTTTATCTGAAGGATAGTCATAACCAGATTGGATAATTTCTACAGTATCCAACTTACCAATATTTGAACCAGAAGCACGTAACAATGCAGATGTTCCAGTTGTTGACCCAATGGTTACTTGAGGGAGATCTTTATACCGAGCACCCTTAGAAACTAAAAGAACATTAGCAATTGGACCCTTCTCATTTTTAGAAGTAGTGGTATAATTGATATCTGCTGTTACTGAAGTGTAACCAACACGTTCTGGGTTTTCAAATATGTTGAATTTGAAAGTATTACTAGTAACAGAACTAATAGACGATTTGCTTGTGAAATCGCTTTGAGTGACTACAATTTTAGTGTAGTCATCAATAGAGTCATCAATCTCAATAATTTTAGTATTATCAAATGATTCTAATTTATAGAATAAAGTTCTAGGAATTTCTGGTGTAAAATGCACAGATGCTTTAGCACCAGCAGAACCGGGAACACCATTATAAAGAACTTCAATATTAGACTTTCCAGAACCAACAAAGGACTTTTGGTAAGACTGATCTAGATAGAATCCAAGTTTGGTATTGATCAATGATGCATCTGCCATATCAAATTCAAGCAGATCTCCATCAATAACCGTAACTTTGGGGTTTGACGAAGAACCAATACTTACAAATCTATTACCGGGATTGTAAGTAAGAGCAATAGAACTAGTTCCAGTAGAAACTATGTTCATATCAATTTGATCACCAGGACGTAAGGTATGAGGATCTTTAGTAGTAGCAGTTACATCGGTAATTTGAATGCTACCCGTAATTTTTCCTCTGACTGATGTGAAGGAGTGAGTGTTGCCAATACCAATGTTACTGTAGAAAAGTGCTCGGTTACTGGAAGAACTAATCTGGTTCTGCATGGTGACAACACCAACCAAGTTATTATCAATAACCTGAACAAACAGAGTTTCTGGCAGACTAGCAGACCAACCAGAAGCAGTACCAACACCGGCAGTTAGATATTGAATAGCAGTGCTGTTGTCATAGTTGTAAGCAATTTTTTCACCATTGCTAAACTGATGATTTGGTAGGAAGATAGAACCTTTAGGAATATCACGAGAACCACCAGCACCTAGAATTCTTTGGTCGGTGATAGTATGAACTTCTCCTTGCCCGATGGATGCACCAATACCCAACTGAGAGCTAGCGTCAAAGTAAATACGATCATCTGTTGGAGTGGAGTCACAATTTTCAAGTCCGAAAGTAAACTTGCGCTCAAGACGATCAATACGTGCCCCATTAGTATGAGCAACCCCAGCAGTGCCGTTCTGTGCACGAATTAGATCAATTTCATTTCGTGCACTGTCAATTCTATAAACAAGGAACTGTTCGTTATCAATACGAAGGATATCATCAATTTCAAACTTACCTGGGTCATCAGTCAACTTGACGCTGGTAGTAATACCACCATTGACACCAAGAGCATTGATAGTAGTAGACAGACCAGATTTTACAGAATTTACAGTAACAGTACGACGACCTTCAAGTTCGTTATGAAGAGTAGAAGAGACATCATCAACTCTCAAAGTAGTTCCAGTAACCAAGTTGTGAGGAACAGTTGTGATACCAGTGACACTGCCACCAGTATACACAAACGTAGTATCAGGGAAAGTGTTTATTGTGGAAGTAAATGAACTGATGATTGGACCACTAATTTTTGAAACGTGGGCAATTGCACCAAATCCATCGGTATCACTGTTATCAAATACTACACGGTCACCAACACCATACTCATTACCCCCATCAATAATCTCAAGTGAAGTAATTCCTCCACTGTTTGTAGAAACAATTCGCGATTGAACGAATGTGTTTTTCTGGGAATTAGAGACGAAATTATATGAATTGATATTATAGTTTTTAGTATTCCTAACCAGGTTATACTTCAGGGGATCAATGTTTTGGTCAAAGTTGAATCCCAGATTCAATACCTCTGGTTGAGATCTGTAAGAATCTCCTACAACATATGGGAAAAGAGGTTCTCTACCATTGTTGAATGGACTACCAGGATTAGAAATCTGGTTGCTAGTTACTGTGACAAAGTATGCATATACACCATTCGGATATTCTGGGGTAACAGTAAATCTACCATTATGCTCATCAAGGTCCCCAAAACCAGGGGTATATGTATAATCCTCAACAAAGAATCCAGCAGGATAATCTACAATGCTAGGACCATTACTACGCTGAGTGGATAGTTTTACATAACTAGACTGCATATATGCAAGAACACCAGTGCCATTAGGATTTGAGAATCCTACAGGTCCATATATGGGGTTGCCGTCATATGCCCAACCAAGTATTGGTGAGTGGGTGTTACCAAGATCTTGAAGATAATTCCTCAAGTTACTTGGTGCATAGTAATTTACATAAGGGTTACCAAGACTGCTGTCTTTAGTGACTTCGTAAAAACCATCATCTGCTGATACGTCACCAAAACGTGCATATCGATCTACCTGGTTGATAACCCACTCATTCAAATTTGCAGAGTAGATTGCATCACCACCAGGAGTTTTTGCTGCAACTGTAGTTTCCGATTGAGTGTAGTTACCACCCTTCTCGATCATCTCAATAGAAATAATCTGACCATTAGAAATAATGGCCTTTGCCTTTGCTCCTACACCATCACCAGTGATAATAATATCAGGTGTGCTGAAGAAATCTTTTCCTCCAGACTTGATGATAATTTGATCTACTCGACCATTGACAATAAATGGTTGTAGGAATGCTTCTTTACCAATAACGGTATTGATTTCTGGTTTGAAGTTATCGTTGATTACAGTAGAACCAAAGTCAGTACCAGGATTGGTAACAAAAACTCTTTCAACAGTTCCTCTGACAATAGGCGTTGCTGTAGTATTAGAAGTTGAAATACCCTGACGACCACTGATAGTAATTTGAATCTCAGGATCTTTGAATGTCTGTGTACCTGTACCTGGAGAAAGAATTGAGATAATATTTTTATTATCTTTGTCAGTGGTTAGTTGGAAACTATTATCAGAAACTTTTGATGTGAAATATTGACTATTATTACTCAAACCTCCAGCAGATGCAACATCCGAGGAGTAAACAACTACATCACCACTATTGAATCCATGGTTATCGATATGAATTGTATTTGTAAACGTATTGATTCCAGAGGTAGTGGTAATTTCTCTGTTATGGAAAGAACCTTCTCCTTCAATCAAAATCTCATCAACTCTACTACGTTTTCTGACAGAGGTGAATCTTTGGATACCTCCACCACTACCAGTAATTGGAATAATGATATCAACATTCACTGCTAAGGCATTAGACTTAGTTTCAGCGAGACGGAATGAGAAGTCGTTAGTTTTTTTGACAAAATATGATGAAGAGTCAATAAGGGTTCCTGGTGTCGTACCAATACCAATATTACTTGTACCATTAGTGGTGTAAATAATTTCATCACCATTCACAAAACCATGAGGTTTAGAAAATAGGAAGGTATCTGTTGAGGTGTTTACCACACCACCCGTTGTTGTGCTGTCAAAATCAATAATTTGAGGCACGGTTTTCATCTTTGCTCGTGCTACAACATCCTTATGGTTGCCACCGAGGATGGATACAGTAGGAACTTCTTCATAGTCAAGACCCACAGTATCGTCAGCGTCCACTAGGACCTCTTGTAAGGTCCCTTTCATCTGTGGTATGCAAGATGCACCCACTCCAGTGTGTCCTACCTGTGCAGAGGACAGACGAGGTGGATTTATGATATCAAATCCACCACCACCATTCAAGACAGTGACAGATTTTAGTGAACCATAAAAAAGTTTATCGGTTGCTTTGTAAGAGTAAATTTCAACACCGTTGACAAACATGCCAACGCCACCTTGTGTCGTTTTGACTGCACTAGTTGAAGAAAACTCTGGAGTGTTGAATTTGCGAAGCAGTTTCTGAGCACCCAACTCAGTTCCATAAAAAATTGTAGGCGTCAGTTTTCCAGAAAGGGATGTTCCAATGTCTGCTGTAGAGAATACTTGGATGTACTGACCACTGCGAACGTTCTCAGGTGTAAACGCTAAAGCAATCTGACTATCATTGATTCTCTTGACAATGTATGACTCACCTTGGGAAAGGTTAGTCAGTTCTGTACCAAGAACGTTTTCATAAACAACCTGATCCCCATCAGATAGATTATGATCAGTAATATCGATTAGATTGGTAGCACTAGCAGGAGTGAAGAAGTTGCGAATTCTTTTAGATGGAGAAATACTCCAATGAGGAATACTGTTTGATGCAACAAAAACACTACTGTGTGGATCAGAATAAGTATTTTGAACGTCGGCAATAACCTGTTGGTTGATCTTTAGATTACGACGGATTTTATATAAAGTTTGGGGAGTAAGAGTTGAACAAGCAACTGTAATAGTATCGGCACTAATATTGGCAGTAATCGTGCCGGGAATTACGTTGTTATCAAGATCGATGATCTCAATGGAGTCATTAGCAAACAATACATGATCACTATCAAGTTTGATGTTATAATTATTAGCGCCATTTGAAATAAATTCTAAAACACCGTAAGATACAGCGGTATTGTAAATCCAACTAGACCAACGACGATCATCTTGCTCTACCCCTAGAGTCTTGATATTGATGTCACTACCTTGCTGCTGGTTGACTGCTTCTCCATTGAAAGTACTAAGTGACCCAACAATCTCCAGTTCTACTGGGAAGTTCAGGTCTCCATTCTCATAAGACTTTGCATTGATTCCTTGAGTTGCTGCTGAACCAATAGGAATTACAGAAGCAGTAGGTAAATCTAGATCAAATTTAGTATAACTCTTGCTTGAGTAGTATAAATTTTGGTCATCTATGTTGACAAAACCAGTAGTGCCAAAACCAACGGTGGAATCGACAAAAAGGGAAACAGCGCCAAGTGGTGCTTGAATAGTTGTAAAGGTCTTATTTTTCTGTTGGAATTCCCCAAAAGTGGTGTTTTCAGAAATAGCAATGCTGTAATATGTTGAGAGACCAACAATAACAGACTCGACATTATAGATGGATCCTTCAGTCTTAGTAGGAGAAGTGTCTTGTTCTAATGATTCTCCTGAAATTTTTAGAGCATCACCACTAATACCTTTTGCAATGATGACATCATTGACGACATAATCCGCCGAAGACGGACGAATCATAAATTTGGCGGGTTGAATCATCTCAACCTTTTCACCATACAAAGCACCAAACAGAATTTTGAATGCTTCTTCTGTTCCTTTGGAACGATAAAAATCTTTTGCTTGACGGATAAAGTTGCTTTGATCAACTCTACCGTGCAGAGGACGTTCTGAGAAACCAGGTAGAACCTGCTTTTTCAATTTCTTCAGAAACTGAGTTAGAAAAACATTACTAAGATTTTCTACTCTTGCACCAGTGTCATGAGTGCCTACACCACTGACACTAAAGGTCAGATACTCAGGTTGGTTGGTTTTGATATTGTTTTCAATACCACTAAATCCTCTGGTGCAACCAGTGAATGAATTTGTGGTGATACCAGTATATGTAATAATCTCATCATTGATCTTCAGAAGACCATATCTCTGAGGCCAACCTTTTGTTGACAAAACCTCAATAGTTTTTTGAGCACCATCACGATAAGAAGTGGTGGATGTAAAACCAATCAGGTTTTCATTGTTTAGGAAATCAAGACCCTTGTACTCAACAAGGTTTTCGGCAATATCAATCGATCCCCCTTGGAATTCTTGGGAGATATAATATTGCTTTAGAAACTCTCCAAAATCAGGATTCTCAGCATCTATAGACGCAGGAATTTGACTTTGAACAACCTCGTGAATTTTTACTCGGCTAAGAGAGGTCTCTATCATTTATTCCGATACTATTTCTAGTTAGATGCACCAGTGCTAGTTATAACAGTTCCACGGACCTTCTTATCAGCGAAGTAACTGGACTGTGGAGTAAATTGGGATCCAGAAGTATTTGCACCGGTTGCAATACTATCCCTTCTCATGTAGAAGTTGCTCTTAGAAATAGCAAACTGTAGATACAGTTCGTTCTTTGCAAGAACATCATTTGATTGAGGAATCGCCTCAACCTCAATAGTGTTGTCACCCACAAGAGTGGAAGTAATATTGATTGTATCAAGAACAATCTCACCCTTAGCATAATCAATTCGACCAAGATTCTTGGAGATAACTTTGATGCTATCATCCTGAAGAATTTGGAACATAAAGATAGTGCCTTTGTTATCAGTCACCTTTTGGTCACTAAAGTAACAAGTTCCTACAACACCAGACACAGTAAATCCGGTAGAGCGGATGTTATACTGAGAATCCGGAGCATACATGGTATTGAGATAACAAATCTCATACTGAGCAAACTGATTGAGTTTAGCAATCAGGTCCCTTCTCATTCTCACAAGGGTGATATTTGAAGTGACAGAAGTATCAACATTGTCAATCGTAGATAGAATCTTACTATACTTGAATCTGCCACCGAATTGGTTGAGTTCTTTGCCAGACCCAAAAGTAGAAAGAGCTTTGATAACATTAGTTTTTAGATTGTCAATATCTCCAACAAAGTTGGAGTTGTAATAAATGTAAGAATCAATTTCGACGAACAAAAATTTGAGGTCAATAAAGGTAGGAACAATTCCAGCAATGGAATAACTCTTCAATTCATTCAAAAGATTTTTCTTAGTCAGATTTGACAGAAAAGAACCATTTTTAGGTTTGGCAGCAATATAGACCCGACCAAACTGTGGAGGATCTAACTCCTCACCACCATAAGCACTAACAGATTCAATGTTAGGGAAGATTGATGGAAGGATCGCTTCATAGTCATTCGCCGTCACTGCCCTGTATTGGGACGCATAGAGACGGGGAGCGTAATACTTGACACTCTCTAGTGGTTCAATGCTATCGCCGTTCTGAGACGGTTCTAGGGCGAGTAGAACAGCATTGAATCCAGACTCGGTAGCACCATCTTGATCTTTGAATGTTCCCGCAAAATTGAACTGCTTGACACCATTACCTGCCTTACCATTAGTCTTGATATAACCAATTTCAATGATATTGCCGGAAGACAGTTTCTTACCAAATATACCATCACCAAACAAGACCTCATATTTCTCGTCAGAGGTCTCTTGGATCAAATAAATGTTGGATGTGGAGGTTATACCAATAATGTTATCAACTAAGTTGTAATCTGTTGTAGTATTGTCAGAAGAATTATTTTTGATCTTGACTTTGATTGTAGAAGTATCTACATTGTTATTAGGAATCACAAACCTTTGATTAGGTTGTGATTGATCTACAACAAACGTATTTTTGATATATTGTCCCTGATAGATCTCAATGTTTGCCCCACCTTCAGAGTCGGTAACTGGGAAAGTAATTTCCTCGGGGATTGAGAACAAGAAACTTGAGTCATTAGAAGAACCGTTAGCAACGATTCCTGCTTGAATACTTACAGTCTCAGTATTAGAGTCTAGATTAGAAACGTCAATAGCAACCAGAGCACGTGCTGCTCTAGATGAACGAGGAACATATCCAATATTACGTGCCAGAGATACAACGTTCTCCCTCAACGTTGCAGAATCAATGAAAGTTTCATTGACCGCCATGTTGGTGTTGTAGGCGGTGCTATATGAATTATACGCTAAAATATTGATTAGAATGGAGAGATTAGACCCCTCAAAATCCATATCTGAGAAGTTGCTGTTCTCTCTCAGATAATTTTTGATTGAGGTTTTGATATCCTCAAAATTTAGATTGGTAAATTGAGTTAGAGCCATTATAGCCTAGTAGGTTCAAGTATGAATGATACTGACTGAGTAGGTCTAGTCAGTCCCACAATGTCGTAACTAATAGTCACCGCAAGTGCATTATCGTCAGGTCTGCTAACAACTTGAATGTCTGTTAGGTCAACCCTAGGTTCAAAGTTAGTTATGGTAGTCTCAATCTCTCCTCGGATAGGATCAATATAGTCATCATTTGCAAGTTCAAATAATGAACCAGTAATTCTTGTTCCTAGAAGTGTATTGAAAAATACTTCACCTAATTGTATACGAACCAAATTTTGAACGGAACGCTTGATAGCATCTTCGTTCTTCAGAGGGATTATGTCTTTAGTGACAGGATGTAGTTTCATGGATAACGAAATATCCCTGAAACCTTCCGAGGTTCTCTGAATAGGCACAGTGACCCTATTATCTCGTATATTTATCTATTTAGAGGCACAAAAAAGGAGGTCCCTTTAGACCTCCTCATGCCCTAAGTAACAAATTTCTACATCCGCTGGATGAGGGTGACCATTTTTGTAGTATTCGTCAGCAAAATTTTGGGAGTATTCCTCCATCTCTTCTTCACTTATACAAGAATGTACTTTATTACCACATACCCAGATATCGTAAAGATCCATATGTATTATGGCAACAATACATTATATATACAAATCAAAGAATTCGAGTCTTCTCATGTCCAACTCGACATTTGGGATCACACCAAATTTCAAAACCTGCTTTCTGTGCCTCAAGACAGAATGATACGTCTTCACCACACATATCTTGTACTTCACCAGATTCAAAAACTTGCATCTGTGGTGCAAACCAAGGATACTTGATCTTCTCATTCTCAAACACACCATGCTTGATCAATAACCAACCGAAACCGGTATAGTCTACAGTGAATGGTTTACGACGCTTTTGGATACCATCAACCATCTCATGGTTCATCACACCACCATTATTTTTGAAATCTTCCTCTTCTAACCAATGTGCAACAGATGTTGTTTGACCATCTTCAGTTACATACCATCCACCAGCAATATCTTTGTCCATCCAGAGGAGGCGATAGAACTGCTCTAAACCAAAAACAATATCACTATCAATCCACAATTGATAATCATACTTTAGATTACCTTGCCAAGGTTCTTGATCAGGACCTTGTAGTACATTTGCACCCAAACACTTACAACGGGCAAAGTTGACCATTGAAGAATAATCTTGGGAGATTTGCAAAGAACCTCCACGTTGCACAATCTCAAAAGCGAGTTGTACAAAATTCTTTAGATAGATATATGAAACTGTACGTCCAGGAAGACAAAAAACGAATGTTTTTCCTTTTACTAATTCGCGAGCAGCATCAATACTAAACTCTTCTGACTTTTGTTTTGCGTCTTCGCTTTCAGGTGGAGTCGTTACCACCCGGAATCCTTTAGCCATGAAATAAAATCAGTGTCAAATCAATTATACCACGTTATATAGGTTAGAACATCTAGAACACTTTTACGTTATATTTTTCTTTGAAATCCAGTGCATCACCCCAATCATTGACCATTGGTTTCCCTTTTATGTTCAATGAAGTATTCAATAGTACAGGACAATCGGTAACACGATACCACTCTTCCAATATTGGTCTTAGAATGCTATCAGAAGTCTCAGGCACTGTTTGTACTCTTGCACTATTATCGACGTGTACAGCAGCAGGAATCTCCTCAGAACGCAGACACTGATAGACATATGACATATACCTAGAGTGGGAATGCTTCATGTCAAAATAATCTTGACAATACTCCTCTAGGATTGCCGGAGCAAAAGGTCGGAATTGTTGACGTTTTTTGATACGATTTACTATTTCTTTGTTTTCAACTTTCCTAGGGTCCGCCAAAAGTGATCTATTACCTAAAGCACGGGGACCATACTCTGCCTTCCCATTTGCAATACCTACAACCCCATTTTCAAGTAAACATTCAACAACTTCTTTAGGATCAACCTTACGGTCAATATTATGCCCACAGTAAGGCGTCCACTGCACTTTCTTACCAGATACCAACAATGCAGCACCTAATGCTGCTCCAGCGTCTCCTGGGTTAGGCATAATCCATAAATTACATATTTCCCGTAATTTGGTATTAGCAACACAGTTTAGAGCAACTCCACCACCATAACAAACGTTATTACTGTACTCAAGTGCTATTTTGAAAATTTTAGATAGTTCTTGTTCTAAAACAACTTGTGCACTCTTTGCTAAGTCAAAAGTTGAATTTGTGAAGTCAATATTGACCCCACGATGATTATTGCGAGTTAGAAGTTTTCTAAGTTCATGCTCATGATTATTTTCTCCAAATGCTGCCATACCCATAAAAATATACTCTTCATCCAAAGGACGAAGACCTGCATACTTTGTTAGAGCAGAATACCAAAGACCAATCGATTTTGGATATTTCTGAGACCAAACTTTTGTATATTTTGCTCTTCCGTCAATCATATTAGCAACCCAGACAGAACTACAGTCCCACTCACCAATACTGTCTACCACAACGCATGATGACTGATCAAACACAGAAGTTTGGAAGGCAGCGGCAGCATGAGACAAATGATGGTTGAAATCTACTGTAGGACGAAATCTCAAGTCTCTAGGTTTATTCCAATGTCTCTGACCTGCAAAAAATTGTCTTGCACGCTTCGGAAACCATTTTTCATAAAAAGCGTAGACACTATCATAAGTATTCAGTGCCTCTGCCATAAATGCAGCTTCATCACATAATTTTTTGTCATGTTTCTTCTTTGAATATCTTTCGCCATGTGTGGCAAAGATAATTCTATCTTCATGAACTACTGCAACTGCTGAGTCATGAAAACCTTCAGAAAACCCAATCATAAGTCCGGGGGAAGTTCCTCATCCATATCATCATCATCTTCGTAAACGAACGGGTCCATTCTGCGAATTTGACGTAACCGCCACTGTGTAAGTAACCAAGAAAACGGATTGAACATAGGGATGAATAGTGTTTTATATGTATGCTAGATTACTTCCCACCTTTGTGGCAAATAACCGAAATACATCTTGAAATTTTCATATATTGGTGCACACATTTCTTTTGCATACTCCATCGTCTCTTTTGGCATATGCATTACGTCAGATTCCCACTGATCGTTCAAATACTGTATGTGGGGTGCTGCTGGACCTAAATCCGGCACATATGCGTTTTTATGAACGTCCTTGATTTCATATCCGATAAAATCTGACAATGATTGAGTTTCTCCATTCCAAAAATCTTCCATAATTGTAATATGACAATTTTCTGATCCAAATGCCATTGCCCACTTCAAAAACATTTCTGTATACCCAAAATCAACACCAGATTTCATAAAATGGCGAACTGGGTCACGAGGATTTTGTTTTTGACGCATAGACCACAATCTACGAATCGGATCTCGGAAAACAATGCTAATTTTTACGTCAAAGTGTTTTTTTAGATCAGGAGCAATCGACATGACAAAATTTTCATCACAATAACCATTTGGGTTACTAAAATCTGCTACTGCCTTATACTCATCTTTGATATTGTCCCAATGCTTTTCATAATACTCAATATACTTGTCTAGCGTAAATGGAGGAGACCAAAAATACTTTACTTCTTCCTCAGTCCACTTTCCTGCAACATGAGGGGACTCGTGAGTGAATATTTTCGGTTTTCTCGTTGATGTTGACTTTTTTGATGGTCCAAAAAATTCTTTGTAGAATCTAACCCGTTCAAACGTCTTTTTTTCTTCTGCTAAGTTTATCAACCACAAATATCCCTTCTCTTTCCGATGTCCTGCATGACAATACTTGTTATACCAACCTAAAGTGTAATATAAAGGAGTTGTACCAGACCATCCAGTACCAACATTCAAAAATAGGGTGGGTTTCATGGTTTAGAAAGTTCAATTCTAATTTGTTCCCTTGTGTAGTCAGTTTTTATCCCCGCCATAATCATTTGTTGCATTGTAACTTGAATGTCTTCTGCTTGTTCTTTTGTCAATTCTTTGAAGATAATTTTTTTGTCTAGATAGATATCATACGGCATACTTTACCTCGTATTTCGTATAATATATATGATTACGAAACCAACACTACTAATCAACCCTGGCACTGGGTGGTCGGCAACCACACCCATGTTTTACACTCTTGCGTTGGATAATAAGTACGCTCATCAGGGACATTATAAAGAAAATTGGTTTTTGGTGAAACTACAGAAGAATGATGACTATTTCAATGAGGTTTTCAAGAAAGCAAACTCTCGTGCAATGGAAGGATCAATTGGTAAACGCCCATATGACCATCCTTGGGGTAAAATTCTATCATCTCGCAACGACATTGCCAAGGACACCCCGATAGACATCTTTTTTCGGAAAAAAATCAAAATTGATGACTACATTGAGTACTATTTGACGCACTGGGACAACATAAAAGGTGATTATGCCGCCGTTTGTGATTTTTGTAACGGAAATTGGGGTTTGGATTATGGATTTTTGAAACAAATTGCACCAAAAATACTTGATCACTTCAATGTCAAGGTTTTGATGGAATTTCGGGACCCAGTAAGACGTTATTATTCGGAAATTGGAAGTCTTTTTGCCAAAACTATTGATTTTGGATCAAGAAATCACAACGATTTCAAAGTCCAGTCGCTAATTCGGCAAAAAAAGCACACAAAACTGTTTTTTTACTATCTTTCGCAAGGTTGGTACTCACCTAATTCAGATTACCTGGGAGGTTATGCCAAATACGCAGATGTTTTTGGTAAAGAAAACGTTTATACTGTTATAATGGAAGATTTTTGGGATAAAAAACAAGAAAAAAATCAATTACAACAATTATCAGATTTTTTGTCATATAAAGTTGAAAAAATTCATGAAAATGCCTATGTTCCGTTTATGGGAAAGAATGCTCCACAGTATGAATTTCTTCAAGATCAGTGGGGAAGCGATATTCAAGAATTGAATGACGAAGAATATCAACGAGCACTTCATAGTATGTCTAGATACTATGTTGATTTTTACAGCACTTTCGGTTATATCCCAAATTCATGGAAGAAGTAGTCGCATACCAAACGACCTTGATGTCATTGCTGATGATTAGGAAATTAGTCTCTGATAAATACCAGAGGGCATGGAAGATCATGCTTACTATACCATCGCACGAAGTATAAATGAAACTCCTTACGTTTGGATCTTCTTGGACCCAAGGAACAGGGGCGGGTTACATTGATGGTATGACGTTGGCAGAATATAAGACCGCATGCTGTATTGCAGGTGAAACTACTTACGATAAGGATAAAAACAACCCCCTAACTTGGAAGAACCTCCTTGCCGAGAAAAATGGTTGGGAACTGACTACATATGCTCGTGTTGGTTCCAGCAATATGAGAAACTTCCGTCAGATGACGGAAGTTCTTGACGGCACTGATGCTGCTGAGACTATTGTTTTGGTGGGTGTTCCTCACCTTGCCCGTCATGAAATTTACATGAACGATGACTCAATGGGTTTCAATGCCTCTGGCAAAGGATATGTTGGTGTTCTGTATGCTAACGGATATGGTAACAATGCTAATAAGTTGAAGACTAAAGATTTTGACATGTTCAAGTATGTCAAGAATCACTATAGTGAAGCGAATGAACTTGAACAGTTGTCATATAACATTGCCCACTGGAATCGTTATCTGACTAACCTTGGTTATAAGGTCTTCTGGTATGATGAACTCAACCAGACCAAGTACACCACGGTACCTGACAACTATCTGTTTACTGATAAGGACGATCGTTCTTTGCTGACCATGCTTGCTGTAGATGCAGGTTGGACTCCTGAAGAGGATACTGATGCCTCCGGTCAGTCCAATCATCAAGATTGTAAGCGGACAAAGTATTTGGTAGAGAAGAAGGCAGTCAACCCTCACGCTATTCTACCCACCGCAGCATCTCAAGCAAAGATTGCAGATTGGATGGACGCTGCAATAAAAGCAAAGATGTAAACAGTACTTTGACCTGAGGGGCATCCGCCACAAATGACGGCAGAGGTTTCCGGTGCTCCAATAGTAATCGCTAACCTCCTTGACAAACATGTAGCGTCGATGCTATGATTGTATCACGTCACTGATATCCATGTCTGAAAACACAGAGAGTAAATACAGTCCTGCACACTATCAACAAGGATCTATTCAAGTATGGGATTTTATTGCTGATCAAAACTTAGACTTCTTCTGTGGTAATGTCGTAAAGTATGTCTGTCGTGCTGGTCATAAACCTCATGAAGATTACTTACACGATCTCCGTAAAGCACAGGTTTATATTGAAAAGGCATTATTACTCGCATCTCAAGAAAGAAATCGCTAAACTATACTCTAAATAATTTGATCAATTACTACTGTTCTCCCCATGAAGAAATGTGAGAAGTGTGGTGCTACCTGGATGGAAGGAGTACTCTATTGGCAAGGCACCGGCAAACCCGGTAAAGATCTCGATCTTGCTGGTTTAGTATGCAATAACCTTAGAAAAGATGATCCAGATTCCTCACTATGCATCAACCCTTCTAGAGGTAAAACTGGTGGTGATACCTGGGAATATCGTCGTGGTTTCATAGACGGTGCCTTCACATCCCTCAAGAACCAACGTGAAGATATGAGAGATAAATTCGGTGACCTTTGATGGTGGTGATGCATAAAATCCCTTTGTTATTTGGTGTCGGCACTCCACATTCTGCCACCACACCTTTATTATACACACTATCTCATGATAACCATTATTGCCACTCTTGGAGGGCACAACAGCATGGTTACCTTACTTTCATGCAAGGTCGTAATAATCAAGAATCTGCACTAAAACGTTATCATCATAACTTAGATAATCCATCTAATGCTAAACTACCTACACTGGTTTCTAATAACCCCCTCCTAGGTACAGTTGATATTCAATCCGAAAAGGACTTTATGTCCCCACCATTTACTATAGAAAAATACATATCCTATCATCAAAAACAATACAACAATATAAAACCACATTATCATTCTGTAGTAGATTTCAATAACTCTAATGCATCCCTTCAATTACCTTTCTTACAACATATCAAACCATCCTTAGATCATTACTTTGACATCAAAGTCATCATGATCTTCAGAGACCCTATCAAACGCCTTTGGTCTCATATCAATTACCTGATCAATGATCTGCAAGCATTTGAACTTTCATCTCAAAGAGAGGGTTTCAACCGTCGCGGTGCTTGGATGTCTGATCTCGATAGAACACCTAAGAAATACTTCAAAGATACCACTCATGCCCTACTAACTAAAGGCATTGATGAACATACAGCATACGCTAAACTATTCAAAACTTGGTCCACCGCTTTCCCAGAGAGGGTTCATGCTATTATCATGGAAGACCTCTGGAATCCCTCAACATCATCCTTACAAAATCTCTCAGACTTCTTAGAGTTTCCACTACATACACTCCACCAAAACGCTTACTACCCTGATAAAGGTATCAATGCTCCCAAATACCCTTACCTACAGGATCAATGGTCCTCCGATACCGATCCACTAACCTTAGATATTATCAACAAAGCAAAGCATATCCTTGCACCTGTCTACCAAGACTGGAAAGAAACATTCGGTGACCTCCCTACATCATGGATTCATCCTTAGTTACCTTCGGTTGCTCCTGGATGTGGGGGCATGGTCTCTGCTACACCCCTGGACAACCTAGAGAACAATTCAATACCCAAAGACACTCTGAATACTTCACAAAATACTCATACCGTCACCTACTCTCAGAGAAACTCAATAAAACCAACATAAATTTCTCAATCAATGGTTCAAGTAACCAAAAACAATTCCGCTTGGCTACTGAGTTCTTCAACACTTCTCCCCCCTCGAAAGACTCCATCGTCCTCTGGGGTATAACTTCTACCGCTCGTGATGAAATATACTACAATTCTCGTAACTCCTACGTAAGTAGAGTATGGGGTCATGGGTATTCCGCAGATAACCAACAACGTAAAAATAACTTTGATTCCAAAACTCACCTCCTCCTACACTACAATCACTCCGTAGTCCTCAAAGAACTTTCCAGTCAAATGCTTCATTGGAATACTTACTTTGATGCACTCGGTATCCAAAACTACTGGGTAGATCTCTTCAATCATCACATATACCCCACTCATATCCCCCGTCTCCTATTCTCTGATCGCCCTCACAGGGACCTCTGTTCCATCCTATCTACCCATCACGGTTACACTCCCACTAACGATACTTACCACGTCTCCCAATATCAAAAGACCGACTCCCGCCGTATCCAATACCTAGAACAACATAAACATATAAACCCACACTCCTTTCATCCCACTCGGCAATCTCATTCCTTCTTCGCTGACCTCCTACATCAAGAAATTGACAAATCTCTAAACCCTTGCTATAATTAGATAGTTGAACACTTCTACCCCCTCGAAACCTACAGGGGGATTTTTTTTCCTCGGAATTTTTTCTATACGGCGTTCTGGGTATCTGAAAAAATAAATGGATTCACCTTCTAGAGGTCGTTTGGAAACGTTTGTAGGTTAGAAAGAAGGTACTTTTTTAGCAACGGGCCCCCCCTTTACATAACATAAGGGGCATAATAACTGTCTCTAAGTGTTATTCACGGTGTGTGGAGTAGGTGTTAGATAGGGGGGACAATCATGGAGACTGTGTGTTACTCACTGTCCCTCTGCTATCTAACATAAACTACCCGAACATCGCTTCCCAAAGTGTTAGTCTACCACTAGCGATTGGATCCACAAAAGTGTTAGGTTTGTCCTCTAGATTACATGCCCAAGTTGTACGTTCAAAGGTGTAATATGTGTGGGAGTTATCATCACTGTCCCATGAACATCCCTGAAACTCAGCAACATCTCCAACCAATTGTGCGTTCTGTAAGTAACTCATAAGACGAAAGAATAACGATGGGGTTGTTGTTAGATAAGGAACACGATTGTTAGCAGTTAGTGTGAGGAACTGTGTGCCCCTTATCATTCACTTAGTGGTCTCTGATTCCTCCTGTGTTCGTTACAACGAGTATAGGCGATTCTCACGGGGTTTGTGTGACTGTCTATGCCACTTTGTAGACTGTCACATTCACTTAGTGTTCGCATACTGGTGAACTTTGGGGGTTGCATTCTATGAGAATTTGTGATAGAATTGGCGAAAAAACTGTGAGGGACTGAATGTTACTTAGCGGGTCTCATTATGTCTCGGTGGTGTCTCATAGTGCGACCGCTAAGGTAACAACGACACCGGACAATAAGGGTTATTATCTAACATTACCAAACCTTATACAAAAAGAACATATATTTATTCATACATTTATATTATACTTAGTATTTGCAATAACACCCCACGAAATAGCATCAACAGGGTGCATATTTAGCAAACTTATATACACCTCCATTGAGAGCACACTATTAGTTTTACCAATAGATCTTACCCTCTTAGATGATACTAACTCATAGGATGCGCGTATCATACATTCTCCAACAATTTTACTGTATAAGTATCTAGATTCTCTCTGATGTTATTTTCATCAATAACATCTAGGAAGTGTGGTTCATGATAGTTAGACTGATCATATTCTACATCTCTTTCATACTCCTCCCATGCACTGTTGATGTTAGTTTGTGAGTTGAAATCATTCATGATAATGGAATAGAAATAGTTTTGATTGATGCTACACTAAATCTAGCAGATTGTTGAATTTGATTGATAACCTCTTCTTCACTATCAGCAAAATAAACTGTTGATAATGTAGCATTGATTATACCTTGCTGCCAGTGAATTGGGAGTTCAAAATCACCGTCAATAAAATCAAATTGGATAGAGTCTACGATGTAACGAGTCATGAAAATACGTAACCAGATATAAAAGGGATCACATTATTGTTATCTCTTATATACCATTTAGAATTGCTTTGAAATACTCCATCAGTGAATGCATTGCAGAACTCGTTGATGATAGCGTTCAATCTAAATTTTGTTGTGACTGATCGATTACCACCATCAAAGATTGTGAGGTCGTTGTTGTTAGTAACTACAGCAATTTTGTTGCCGAAGAGACGTACAATAGCGACACCAGTTTCGGGATCAAAGTGAACGCTAGTGTTATCATTCTTCCAATCTTTCTTAGACCTGATCGCTTGATTCATCTGGATTTCGATCTTACGCATGATTGGTTTCCTTTGTTTGATTGATTGTATCCTAGTCGGTCAGTGTGACATTCTCCGGCGATTTAGGACAGTTCCGAAAGTGGATGCTTGGTCACTATAAAATCCTTCAACCATGGGATCATGGTGCCTCCAAAGTGATTCAACCTTACGACAATCCCTGGCAGCGTATAACAACTCAGCATCAGACATTTCAGCGGCAAGTGTCTCCCAGTTCTGAAAATCTGCTGCGGTTGCGTTACGTCTGATCATGATGCTTTCCTTTGACTCCTCTAGAATCCCATACTTCAAAGGATTATGCAAGTATCATTTGTTACACTGTAACATTTAGTCTACTGTCTCAATGGTGTAACTAATAGCGACTAAATCCTCATAATGATCAAACCAACTCCAAGTATATGAACTCGTAAACTCATTACGATATACCGTCTTTGATGACATGGGGCAAGATAATCCCCGTTTGATATATTTTGTTTCCAGTGTAATCGGTGCCCTATCTCCAGTAAAAATCAATGTCTCTTGCACCTTATAATCTATTGTCTGTTCAACAAGATTACCCAAGTGAGTTGTTAGTTTCATGATGCTTTCCTTTGACTCCCTTACAATACAGCATTTTGCAGGTCTATCCCATATCATGTGCCAGTTTTATAACTGTCTACTAATTCCTCCAATTGACACATTTTCTGTTCTAAATTCTCGATTGAAGATTCTAGGATCTTTATGTGATCAACTATAGAATCGTAATGATATTCTTTATTAGTGAAAACGTTCCTGTATTGCATTAGTTTACTGATCATAATGTTGCCTCATCATAGATTTCATAAAACATATTCCATGCTTTTAGATCACATACAAACGATGAAATATCTGCTTGATCACTCACCCAATCATATGCCATATCGATATCGGCATTATTATTCAGGATGAATGATTGTAGTCCTTGAAGTGCATCTAAGAATCGTGGATTGTTGTAAATCATAATTCGGGAAGAGTAAGTTGTTCAAATTGAAGATGATCATCACAAGAATCATCATCCTGCAAATCAATCATCTCAGTATCAGTGAGAGAAGTAAGTTTACCGAAGAGAAAATCGATAAATTCATTGTCTTCTTTAGTAAACATATCACCAGCGAGTTTGAATCAGTGCAGAGTTGAAAAGTTGTGGTTCTAAGTGCATATCAGTCACTTCATACTTATAACCCTCAATACGATTCTCAACCTCTTTCTCAAAGGATTCTTTATTGATATAAGACTTAGACTGCATTTTCTCGCAGAATGTGACGGTCTTATACATTAGGCGCTCGCTGATAGTTCCATCAGTATACTTGACGGGATAGAAATCAACTACCATGTGAGCGCCGTTCGCTGTGAGTTGCATGATGTGTTCCTTTGACTTGAATGAATAATAGCAAAAATGGACTGCTGTGCTCTTTTATTGTGCCACTAATACTTGTGGCACAACGATAACATTTTTAGCAGGATACTTCCATCCACATCATCTCATTACGTGCTACAATCATTGTCTTTCCATGTTCTTCAGCACTCCACGAATAAGCAACATCAACCGCATGATCTTCACTCGTGAAATACTCTGCATCGAATTGTTGTCCCTTAGGATATACTGACCAAGATACAAAAGACATGATGATGTTAGATAGTGAGGGTGAGTTAGTGTTACTTTGGATCAGAAAGGGTTAGACCATGATTCATATTTTTTCATGGTGATGTAACCTTCCTTGCAAAGTGCATCAGTATAATATGACCATGACAGACGCTTGGCAATAGAATCAGTCGCCATTTTTGTGCCCTTAGTGTCACATTTCCAGTTGTAACGGAATTGCTCTAGTGCTTGTGCTTTAGTCATTGCCTTTGTTTGAACTGTTTATATAATACATGTTTTAGGACACCGTGCTCATTTACTGTGCCACTAAAACAATTGGCACACATTCTTATCACTTAGTCTCCTTGATATGCTCTGATGTTATCTCATCAAGGTGATCTTGTATCTTAGAATAAATGTAATCTGAATCACCAAGATCCTCCATGATATCACCAATTAGTTTGTAATCCTCTAATTGGGTATCATAATCAATATCACCATTTTCATCCAATAAATGTATATCTTCCTTACTATAAATCCATGCTGCACAATGTGCATTATCACCATATTCTGCAATCATTTTTGATACTCTGTTCTGGAGTTGTTTGAGAGTGTAATTCATGATTTAGACCTGAATTGGATGTTAGTTAGAGTTAGAATACGTTCGTCCATGAATAATGTTTAGCAGAACTAATCCTACCATCTTGGAGTAATCCATCACACACTTGACAGAATACTTCAAACTTTTCAACTCGTGTTAGGTTAGCATCAATGCCCTTTGAAGTTTCACCGACGACTTTGAGCAATTGTGTTTTGAGCATGATGTAAGATTGATTTGAACTATTAGAACAATACATCAATCAGTTCACTGTGCTCTTTTATTGTGCCACTAAAACAATTGGCACATCGATATAACTTATCATCCATGAACATCCATAAAATCATCCAAACTAAACCCTTCTCCAGTGCATGTCTCTTCGATCAATTCCTCCACTGAATAACATTCTAATTTCAAACGATATTCTTCGGTAGTATCATCTTCAGGATTATAATCATCGTGGCAAAGGTAATCCCACTCACGCACTAGTGCATCGATAATTTGTGCTTTAGTGTAGATCATCGTGCACCTACTGTTTGTGATTGTTTGACAGTTTTCATTGCAAAATTATTGTAATCACCCATTTCAACTTTCATTGTATCAGGCATAATACTTTGATCTTCTCTTACTTGCCAAAAACCTTGACCTTGCACGATAACAACGAAACCAAAACATCCTGGCGTTGGCATCATAAACAATCCATGCTTTCTTGCATCTTCGATGTTAGCGAAACCACGTGCAGTTATGCTCCAATCGTTACCAAAATAAACACAAACAAAGTCAGTCATGATGTTGAATTGGTTTGAACTGTTGATACAATACATGATTTAGAACACTGTGCTCTTTTATTGTGACACTAATACTATTGGCACAATGTTTACTTTTCAACTGTTCTTTCAATGCTTGGATGATAACGATGCATCAACTCTGCATCACGATGTGCCAAGAATAACAGGTAGCAAGTAATACCAAAGACGGCAAAAATACCAGTCACTAATAGTTGTGATAGTTTCATAATCAACCTGCTGTGTAGTATGCATTCTTGTAAAGATAACCGCCTGCCCAGTCACAGTTCTCCAACACAAATTCACGCTCGGTGATAATCAGCAGATTGAAACGTACACCCTTAGCAGGTGCCTTGATTGATGCTGGTTTGTATACTTCACCAGACTTCCTATCAATGAAGGCATGAACTGATTCAGTCTGACCATCTACACATTGCATCAGTTTGTGATACTTACGACCAGAGATTAGTGCATAAGAATAGTTACGAC